CTGAATGTGATAATGTCAAGAAGCTGGCTTTCAGAAATTTTACGGTATGTGATTTCCGGTGATGGTCCAAATACTTGAAATCGACCCCAAGAAATAGAATCTGAGTCGGCAGGCGACTCACCAGAAAGAGACAAAACACCAACGCCGTGGTGCCTGACCTGCTTCCCATGTATCCGCTTGGTTCCGCGTTTCATCACATGTTCCTTGAAAAGCGTATCGGTCTGCGATTTGTCCGGTTGTCCGTTCCTTGATTTTGTCTCGATATGAAGCATGAACTGAATCTCTCTCGTCCCGAGCGAGTCCACCTGGGTCATGTATTGATGAATCAGAAAATCAACATCGTTGACAGTCCTGCCGTGGTTGATCGAATACGATGGCAATTCAGGGTGCGATCGTATCCACTCCATCATTGGTTTGTCCTCCCCAAAGATTCGTCTTTTGGTCATTTTGAAACCCTTTCCGCGATGATTTTCCCGTTTGTTTCGTCAATCTCAAACCCGATCCATCTACGACCAAGGTTCTTTGAAGCGGCGGCGGTTGTCCCGCCCCCCATGAAAGGGTCGCAGACCACGTCGTTTTTATTGGTGAGCTTTCCGATCCAGTATTCTGCCTCACTTTGTGATTGCTGCCAGTCGTGGTGCGTCTTTTCCTCACCGCCACTCATGGTATCGTTCACCATGATGCTGTTGTCATGCCTAGTGCCTTTGACAAACCAAAGAACAGCCTTCCATCCAGCGTTTAGACCGTATTCACGCATCACGGTTGACCGTCCAGCATGGACGCAGGCGATGGTCCACCAATAGCGCAAATGCGGTCTTAGAGCGTCAAGAGCGGCCGGGATTTGGGTTTGTCCGACGTATAGAATCAGGCTTCCGCCTTCCATTAGTTTAGACGCGGCAAACTCCCCAAGCTCCGGTAACATTTCAGACGCTTTTCTATCGTATGGCGGGTCGGTGAAAATAAGTGAAACGCTGCCGTCTGGAATCTTGCCAGCATGGTCGCGGAAGTCGCCAATGATTAGGTTTTCAGGAATGTCGATTTCCTTTACTGCCTCTACTCGCTTTTCTTCACGGGCTGCTTTCTGACGGGTTTCCTTGATGTCCTTGGCGACTCTGTGGATGGCAACCTTCCGGTGTCTCAAGTCGTCAACGGTTTGTTGTGGAATTTCCCCTTTGTCCGCCGCGTCTTTAATGAGCTTCACAGCATCAAGGGTCCGCTCGCCAATCCCAGCCTCCTTCGCTGCCTCGCGCCGGGTGTCGATCTTGGAAATCGGGTTCGGCAATTTTGCCAAAGGCGATTTTCTATCACCTCCACCCGCAGACAAATTGGCAACCGCCATCGGCCTGAGCAGCTCCTGCTTCCGCATCGCCAGCAACCCCTTGTCGTAGTCGCTAACATTGCGTCGGCCCTTCTGGTTGTCGATCATCCAGAGCATTGCCGCCGTGCGGTCCAAAAACTTCATCTCAACCGTCTCGAACGCGATCTTGTGCTTCGTGCAAATATCGTGTCGGTTGTGGCCGTCGATCAACAACCCACTCCAAACGACAAGTGGGTCTCTGCATCCATCACGGATAATGTTAGATTCAAGCTGTGCCAGTTCTTCCGGCGCGAGTGGCGGGATCAACGCCTTAAATTCAGGATCAATTTTTATGGTCATCATATTCAAAAAAGGCGCGGCCACAGGGTCATTCCGGCTTGAGCGAATCAGCGCGATGCTGATTCCCGAAATGGCCAAGTGGCCGCATTGATGGTTCGATTGTGTTCATTCCGGCTCAAGTCGGATGGTCGTCTTCAACGACGCGTTCAGATTGCTGAAATCCCGGTTTCAGCGCAAACGGAATGTTTGCTTAAATTTGCCAACAATAGTTCCCTGCCTCCGCTGCCGCCCTCCCAGCCCTTCTGAAATTAGGCGAGCGGTCAGCGGATGGCGCGACTCGTCGGCACACGCCGGGAGCCTAGGGAAAATCAAATCAAATTACCATGGAATGTCGGCGGTTTCGTCATTCGGATCTGGCTCATACCCACTCTTCGGCGGCGTAGGCGGTGCCGTCGCAGTCTTCGGCATCACGGTGCGGCCTGGTGCCGTGTTGACGTGCTTCCAGTTGCCAATGATCGGCCCTTTCTGACCGGCTTCCCGTCGTTCCTTGCCGATGTCTTGGACGATAAATCCCGCATTTCCGTACTGATCGGTTCCGTCTCGATTCTCAAAAAGAGTCAGGCTCAGATACTTTCCCTTCTTGCCTTCGTAGAGTTCGGACTTGTCGATTAGGCTTACGTTAATGTTCAGTCGTTGCATTGTGTTGTGTGTTGGTGAGATTGTTTAGAACTGAGTGATGCACGAAACGCTTAGGCGTCCGTGATCGGAATGTTCGGATCAGATAATGTGAATCGGAGTAGCCCCGGTGATTGTTCGCGTGGCTGTTGACAACTTGATGGACTTGCGATCCGTGAACTTGTTATCCTTCAAGAATTGCACTCGCTCCTTCGCTAGTTCCAGCGGAGTCAGTCCCCGACTGGACGAGAAGAAGTAATCCATTTTGTGGCCTAGCGTCTCGTTTTTATATTCTACTTTGTATCCGTGTTTTGTTTTCATCGCGGCCCCATTATAGCAAACGGCTTTTCTGATAGTTGGCATTTTGGCTTGTTTTGAGTGGTTTTCGGCAGATTGCCCCTTATGGCAGTAGGCGGAATTTTTCTGAATTTTTTGCTTGGTGCCATTTTCTGTTATTTCGCCAAGTCCTTCACTTTCGCAGTTTGGACACCCATATTTGCCGAGTGAGTCGTGGTCGAACTCGTAGCCGCAAAACGCGCACGGAAGAACCCGAACAAGCCGAGGCACATCGACCCCCACTACGTCTCCAGTTTGCGACGGTTTCCGGCTTCGATTTCGGTTCTTGGTTTTCATAGTCGTTAGGCTTCGTTCCGTGGGGTCGTGTGCTCAGGGGCGTTAGAGGTTGGAGATTCGTGCGTATTCGGCGATCAAAGCCGCGTCAATCATGCCGTCATGCGGCTTCGTGCATCGCGTCGATGCTAGCCATGTTTCATCCGGCCAGAGTTGACGCGCCTTGAGCAGTGCCGCTGGCTTTGTGTCACCCTTAGCGCATCCCGGCAGCATCTTTTTTTGCCATGTCTGCGGCGCGATTCTGTGATGGCGAATTGCTTTGCTTTCGAGCACTCCACGAATGGCCCCGTAGCTATCCCACATTGAGCAGAGAGCTTGTGCTCCTGGTGAATGCTTACCGGGGGTTTCGAGGATCACGGTCGAGGAGCTAAGATCGAATTGAGAGAGCCAGCGCATGACTTCCCACGCATCGACCTCGTTGCCTTTAGACTTGCCTCTTGTCGGCATCGGAATGCCGGCAATCGGCGGTCCTGGGTGATCGGAGAGCGCGACTAGGCCGCCTGTCAGGCCGTTGTCGATGCCGATGTAAATCTGGCTCATTGGTCGAACTTTTCCACATGTTCAATCCTGGCATACCCGTAGCCAAACGCACGCAGCGCGGGTTCCACAAGCATCTCTAGCACGTCGGGCAACATAAGGTCGTCATCTGGCACCAAGATGGTGACTACCGGATGCTTCATGTTTGGCTTCTCGTTAGACTGGTCCTTGGTGGGTTCAATGGTGATTTTCATGGTAGATTGATTTGGTTCTCCAGTTTGCAAATAGCTTCCAGCAGCGTGTCGCCTTGCGAAGCATGGTCAGGATCAAGTTGCAAATGTTCGCAGCATTTTTCGTGCATCTCAAAAGCGTATTCAAGTTGTGCTATTTCCTCGTCTATTCGTCGGTCTTGGCAAACGTAGCAGGAAGGATGATCGCCATTACAGCGCGAGCAATTGGTTTTCATAGCGTCGGTTGGTTGTGTGGAGAATCCATAAATTCGATCACTGGTTTTTCGGCGCGTGATTGGCGGTATTGCAGTTCCACCCGCAGTGAGCCGATGACTACCGCCCCGGCGCGACAGATTGCCATGGCTTCCTCCGCGCTGATTTCCTTCTTCTCCAGTGCCGTTACGGTGCTAGCCATCTTCTTTCTCAGTTTCTCGATTGTGTTCATATTGATTTCATTTTGGTTCCAAGTGCTTTGCTTAGGCAGATGTGCGCTCGTTTCATTTCGATCAGTTCTTTAGGGCAGTCTGCCAGTTTTAGACCGAGGATGCTTGCCACGGTGCTGTCAGGCAGTCCGCGCTGGCGTTCCATGTCTTTTGCGTTCATTCGACTGCGATAGTCTGGATTTGATCGTCGGTTGCGTTGTTTTTGAATGCGGTCTTGCCATAGATTCGGGTTGCTACGCTCTTTCTCTTTTTGTCTTTTCGCTCCATTGCGGTTTTTCTCTAGGTGCGCTCGATATTTTTCAGGATTCAGCTTGAGCTTTTCGAGGTATCTTTGATTCCGCGTTTTTCCCGGCAATGAAGACACACAACAATAGATCGCTGCCAATGACTCCCGCGAGGAAGTCGGTGACGTAGCGGAGCGGGAGGGCGCGGGATTCATGGCAGGATTCTGGCGTTGGTCTTTGTGATTGCAGATTTTAGCTTATTTACCATCTGTCGGAACTCGGCATTGCTGTCGTAAAGTTCCTGACAGCGGATCAGGGCGTGTCGTGCGCTTCCATGGTCCGTCATTCCAAGCTCGTTGGCGATTCGGATCAAGCTCCATGTCGGTCGAATGAGCTTAATCCCCCAGGCTGCGATATTGCGAGCTTTGCAGATCGGAAACTCCCGGCAGCGGCTTGTGATTTCTTCACGCGGAATGCCGGTGATTTCCGCGGTCAGGTCGATGATTTGTTGAGGAGTCATTTTGGCAATTTCGGAAGCGGCATCCAGCGTTTCAAGGATGCTAATTTTTCGGTGTCTGTCTCAATATATGAGTTGATGCGACCACTAGCCATTGGACACGCTTGTAAAGTTGAGATGCACCAATGCTCGTCGTATTCGTCCCAGACTGCAAAGTTAGCCCACGGCCACCCAAAGTCGCCTAGAATAAGAGTCCCGTTGCGAGGAGCGGTTTCTGGCGGCAACCATCTAGCTTCTTTTACGCATTGATTAAGCTTTGCCCATTCACTGGCCCGAACTGGGATCAGCGGATCGTTTTCTGTGTTCATTGCGCGTTTTGCAGTTCGGATTCTGACTTCGACCACTCAAGCAACGCCGACTGAGATTCGGCCAACGCTGTCATGCGCTCGCTGGTTTCGTAGAGATAGGCTGAGAATGCTTTCAATCCGGTCAGTATCGACTCGGTGTAATCATCGCGCTGGACCTCGATGTGGAACGCCGGAAGACCGCGATGATAGGCCAAGAAATGCCAGGATGTTGCGCCGGTGACGGCCATGCTGCCGTGAACTTGGTCTTTGTATTCGGACGGCAATTCGCCAGCTTGATGATACTGGATTAACTTTGATGCCCTTGGACATTTAATTTCAACGCCGGATGCCGTTTCGAGAATCAATCCATCGGGTGAGCATCCGAAAAGGCCGTGCTTGGACTTGGCGAATCCGATAGGATCAACCGTCAGCCCGGTCATGCGCTGAAAATACTGAAGAGCTTCTGGCTCCTGCTCAATGCCTCGTTTGATGTCGGCGTTCTCAAAAACAGGCGGATCAGGAAAACCAGCGGCCTGAGCAAGCACGGCAGCGGTCGCAGTGATCTTAGCCTTCCGGCTTGTCGCATCGTTCTTGGTCAGCCAGGTGCCGAATGCGGAAGCGGTTAGATGGCCCTTTCGAGCTTCAAACCATTCCGGTGTGCGCTGGTCGCAGTCGATTAAGATGCAGTCTGGGTATTTCATGGCTGTGTATCTTCGGTGTTGTGCAGAGAAAGAAGAGCGGCAGCCATTGCAGCCCGATCATCGACGTATCCATAATGCATCTCCATCATGCCGCGCAATGCCGTTTCAAGCTCGCGGCACAGTCTGGCGTATTCGGGTAGCTTGGCACTTGAAGGCAGATCTCGCTTGTCCATGTCGATTTCCCTGAGGTCTGTTAGCGGCGTTTCCATTTACTTTTTGCGTTACGTGCCATGCGCTTTTTTTGCGCATGGCACATTGTGATTAGGCAGCTTTATAAGCTACCTCGAAAGGGATGAGTTCGACCTTGGATGGGTCGATGTTGAGTTTCTGGCAGACTGCCGGAAGTGAAGCCTGCGTAGTGCAGGCAAGTGAGAGATTGTTTGGACTTTTAGCCCAACCAAATGAGAGAGTGAGGAATGTTTTATCAGACTTACGTTGGATCAGCATTTGTTTGTTGGTTTGTTGTTTTTGGAAGATCTGCCCCGAAGGGCTTGGATTATTTTTGTTTTGTGAAGAGGCCACGTGGGCCACTCCGTTGTGGAGTTGGTTTTTGTTTTTTGGTTGGGAGGATGAGGATGATGGAGTCGACTTGTTGGTTGGTGTTGGACATGCGCAAACAATGTATGCATTGCATTCACTTGTCCAGTTTTTATTTTTGCATTGCACACTTTTTTTTATGGGGTAGGATTCGCCCATGAGCTTCACCGAAGACCTTGCCCCATACACCGCGCCTGAGATCGTCCAGTTTCTCGGTTGCCCTCGCGCTACAGCCTACCAGTGGAAGGACGGGCGACGGATGCCGCCTGAGTGGCAGCAATCGCATTGGCTCCGTATCCTGGCCGCAGCGTCGAAGAAGCACAACAAGACAGTGGACAGGGAATCACCATGAGCGGTGAAGTCCTGCGTGATTGACTGGCCGTGTCCTCGCTCATGGTGATCCGTCACTTTTTGCGTTAAGGTTTTCGATCTCAGGCGTTGTCTCAATCGCTTTCGGCAGTGCAAATGATGGCACCGATGGCGTCACGTTTCGCATGGTAAACTGATCGTCATCACGCTCGACGTGGCGCATGATCTCGCTGGAAATCGGGAGCATCTTCGAGAGGCGCCGAACGGCAGTCTTTTTTGCCATTTCCGCCCAGTCGGTTTTCCATGGCCCATTGTTGCCGGATCGTGACCGGCTGCGAATTGCCTCGACCTCTTTCGTTGTCATCACTGCCGTCTGCTTTTCCCCGCTCTTCATCACGGCCACAGCATAGACAGCCTGGATCTCACCTCGATCCTCGCGCCAGTTGACAGCGTGAGTCACTTCGCCATTAGACCATGAAAAGTCGTCCCGTTCGCAGACCGTTTCAGCTCGGATCGAAACCACGTCACCTGATCGGCGGATTAGCTCGATCAAGCCTTTATAGTCGATGATCAGAGTTGCCTCGGTGCCGTAGGGGATCAAATGCGCTCGCCGTCCATCCGGCTCAAGGCCCATTGCGGACAGATCAAGGAGGCACTTCATTAGGCTCGCTGGCGTGCAGTCCTGGAGCTTCGGAGTGCGCGTCAGAGCTGTGATTGCAACTCGGGAAAAGCGTTCGGCAGTGAGGTGCTTAGGTAAGGCGCGAGCGAATTGATCGCGCATCGCGTCGGAATTGATCAGTGTTTTTAGGTCGTTGCTCATGGTCGTTTCTGGTATGCTTTTTTGGTTTCGTTCGTGTGTGGAAAAACTTTGGAAGCGTGGTCGAGCGCGGTCGATTTTTCGATTTCGCGCCGGTAATATTCGCGCAGGACTTGGAGATTGAATAAAGCAAATCCGGCAAGCGCGAACACTGGAGTGATGTATGATGGATTCACTCGTTCCAGAGTTTAAGATTTAATCCGCATTGCAGCTTTTCCAACAGGTCGTCAAAAGCGGCATTCTCAGTGTCTCCAGTGCCGATTACCGTTTTCGTGGCGATAAACTTCGGAAGACTTGGAGCATCCGCTTGAGGAGCCATCGGAATGATAGAAATGAGGTTGTCGCGCATCCACTGGAGACGAGGAGATGGCGACTCTGGAATGTCGAATAGGTTGTCAGTTGTCATTATCGTAGCTATTTTGTTGTTCATCGTCGCAAATCCTGATCATCGTCTCGACAGCTTGTTTAATTGTGGTCCATTCAGCCGGATCAAATTGGACTTCTCCGATTTTAGAGTCGTCGTTGCACTGCTTCAACCTGATAAATGGTCCAGCTGCTTCATCGGTCATTTCAATTACAGTGGCTTGTTGGTCGTAAATCGGTTTGCCTTTTTCTTTGACGATCACGGACAGTGTGCAAATTTCGTATTGAGTCATCAGTTTTCTTTGGTTCCTTTTATGCAATGTCTTGTTCATGGCGTTTCAATGGTCGGGCCGGTAAGTTTGACCTCGCCAGCTTTGAGGCTGTCGAGAGCGTGGTCGAGTAGCAACGTTGCGACCGCGTAAACCGGAAGCTGCCGCTTGAGTGCTTCCCGGCGCACCCGTTCGTGAGTTTTTTCGGCCACCTGGATCATGGCTCGGGCGGGTAGTTTGGCGGACATTATCGTGTGGCGATGGCTAGCAAAATCAGGATGGCACCGGTAAAGCATCCGATTGCAGCGGCGGCGTAATGCCAGCGAGTTGATGGACGACGACGATTTAGGCTCAGAGATTGTCCTGTGCGAGCGCGTGTGTTTATTTGCATTAGTAGTCTAGTTTGGGTGAGCGGCGGACCTTGATGCCCTCAGAGGCAGCGTATCGGCGAGCGGATGCGGTCGATGAAAAGCCGGTGCGAACGTCGCTAAATGCGAGCATCAGGTTCCAACCTGCGGGTGAGCGGTAGAGGAGTGCGGTCATGGTGGCGGTTTTTGAATCCCGCGCCTCCCTAGGTCAACCGACCAAGGAAAAGCGCGGGAGAGGTTGGGAAGGTTAGTTGGCGGACTGAGCAGCAGAAAGCTCCGCGAAGTTCTTAAACTGCACTAGCTTTGATTCGCCACTTGAGTAAGTAACCACGCACTCAATTCCTGCTTTTCCGTTTGGAAGCTGGCAGGACTTAGGAGTAGAGGTCTTGATGATTTTCGGAGCGTTCATTTTGTTGGTCGGTTGGCGTTGCTTGCTGCAACTGAGAAGACCCTATCCGACGTTTACAGGTTGTAAACGGAAAATTTACAAGGATGGCAAAAAAAGCCCGCAATCCCTTGTGGCAGTAGGGAAAGATTTTTTTGGCGAAGGTGAATTTTGCCAAGAAAAAAGCCGCCTCGGTTGCCCGAGACGGCTTAGCGACCGCGGAAATGTGCCGCTAAAATCAACCCTTGATCCGACCGTGAAGCGATCCGACGAGAGACTTGCCCTCCCAGATCGAAATATTCAAGTGCAGGAATTGCTCGCTCTTGGCCACGAATTGCACCGCGTAGCCGTGTGACCAGTTGGTAGGATTTGAATGCCTCCAGAGAGGTGCGCGTTGGCAAAGGCAACCGGGATTCCACGCCTTGATCAGGCCGACGCCCGGCAGCACCATCGTGGCCGAGTCCTCTTGGTGAGTATGGGCAAACACGACATTGCCGGCCGTTTTACCGGCAGCGGAAGCGGCAGCATTTTTGCCTCCGCCTAGTTCGTGGACGAAAAAGATTTTCCCAAGTTTGATCCAGCCCGGCGGAAGACCTTGAATGTGATGCTCACCGCGCCCGTAATAGTGGATTCCGCGCTCCTCAAGGCGCAGGAGGATCTTCGGAGAGATCAGTTCCCGCAAAAACGTCGAGTCGCGCGTGTGGCGCATCGTCTGGTCAACAATCCAACGCTCCACCCGGTCTTCGTGGTTTCCTTCGATGTAATGGATTACCGCTCTCGGTGCGGCCTTTTGCACCTCGTCGAGAAACCAGTTCCCGGCAGCGATGTCTTCCTGCCATGAGTATTCGGTTTGCGAAACGTAACCGAGGACATGGTGAGCAGCCAAGAATCCACCACACTCAATGATGTCGCCGTTTAGCACGATCTCATCTGGATTCCAGTCGCGCAGGTCGCCAAGGAACGCTTCGACGGCCTGGCGGTCCATCATTTGGCCGTGAACATCGTTGGCAATGATGCGGACAAAATCATCCTTTGCAGGTTTCGGTTTTGTCCTTGATGCGTTGCCAGCGTATCGAGCCTTTTGCAAGTCGCCGTATTCAACCAGCAACTCGTCTCGGTCCTTGGTGACCGCCACAAGCTCCTGCTTGAGCTTCGAGAGCGCAGCGCGAGCCTTGGTCACTTCCGAGATGGCGTCGTTGTCCGAGACGCGCATGGAGGATAGATTGATTCCTTCAGACATATTGCTTGGCAGTTTCGGGGTTCATCACGACCGGCACCCACTCATCAGGTTCGACCTCTACATATTTTAGGCAACAAAGGTCTTTTGCGTGGCGGCGGATTGTTTCCTCGCCCATGCCCCATTCTTGCGAAAGTTTTCTGACATCAAAACCGCGACCAAGCGGAAGACGCTTGATGTATTTCGCAGCCGATTCTGTTGGACGCCGTGGTAGGACTCTAAGCTTGCTCAGAATCAAGCCTTGATCCTGCTGTGGTGCCGTTGGAACATGTCCCATTTCAGCGCGGACCTTGGCGACCTCTTTCGCTGGGACAGCGAGATTACCGGCAATTCGGTAATTCGGCAAAGACGGATTCCGATTGATTGAATTTTGAATGCGTTGAGTATTGTCCATGTCATTCGTTGGTTTTGAGTGATTCCAATGCTGGGAACAAGAGATTGTCGAGGCAGCGGACCACCGCTTCCTCTTCAAATCGTTTGAGGTGTGACAGGCCAGCGACGGCAAAGCAAGCATGAATCATTTCATGGCGAAGGGTTTCGAGCGGGTTGATCTTGGCCGACGGACCCAGTCGAATGATCCACTCGTCAGGGCTAAAAGTTCCGTATTCAGCGAGGTCCAGATCCTCGATGACCTCAATGCGCTTGCCGCCGATTGTGACGTGATCAGGTATCATTAGGCGTAATTTCCGCGCACATCGCTCCTTCTAGAAGCTCGCTAAGGTCGATGGCAAAGTCAGCCGCCGAGTGTTGTTGAGACTTGGCGAGCTTTCCGGTCTTAATGATGTCACTGAGCCATCCGCGAAGAGAGTGGAGCGTTTCCATTTCTTCGTGTGAGATCATGTAAACTTTCATTTTGGCTTTTTCTTGAGAAGACTCCAGATTGTTAAAAATCCGACTGTGATACCGACGACCAGCGAAAAGATTCTCATCCCCCACTCTATCTGCTCCTGCATGCTGGTCAGCACTGCAAGCGCATTTACGGTCATTCCGCAAATTCCCATTACAATCTTCGACCCAACCGTGAGCTGATCTTCATTCATGCCGGTTGCAGATTGTAGGTGGTGCCGTTGACGGTCGCCGGAACGCTCGGAAAAATCTCATACGTCACTTCATGCGAATCCGTTCCTCCATGGTTCGGATTCGGGTCGAGTCCGATGGCTTGTGCTGCGGCTGGCGATAGCTCTCCAATCTTCCGGCGCGGTCCAATGTCGGCCACTACGCAATCAACTGATCGGCCTCGATAGCTGGCTCGCGCTTTGCAGCCCATCACTACGCCTCTAGTGCGCTGGATGATGAGCGGAGGGACCACAATAAACGGGACCACGTCTGCATCGATCGAGTGGCCATTGAAGCGCAGCGTTGTGTCCGGTTGCCAGCATGGATCGTGATGTGGATTGCTTCCTCCATCGCAATCAATCGCGGCCTTTGCCGTCCACCAGGCTCGCTCTTGCCCGGTCGCTGATTGCTCAAGCCGAATGTCACATCCTTCGATTTTTCCGATGCTGGTCGAGTTCATGGCGTGTCATCGTTACCTTCTGGACGGTAGGTCAACACATCCCAGAGGACGTAGATGATTGTCAGCACCCATTGGACGAGGATCATTTCTCGGAGTGAATGGTGGCGTATGTGCGGACCGCTAGGCCGGCGAGCGGCACCGCGGACGGGTCGATCCCACCTTTGATCTCGGTCTTCCGAACGGTGCCGTCTAGCAGCGTTTCGGTGATCGTGGTCGATGGAGCGCAGGACGAGAGCGACCATACGAGCGCGAATGCTGCGGCGAGGTAAGCAAGTGTTCTCATGGCTTTCCTGTGGCGTTGAAGTCTTTTGAGACGTAACCCATGACGGCGATGGCAACCGGAACTACCCAGGTCTTCCAGTCTTCCAGTTTTGCTCCGTTCTGGAGGATGTTGGTCAGTGCTACGAGCGCAGCAGTAATGACCCCGGCGATGGTTGTTTTTAGATTCTTCATAGTGCTTCTAGTTCGGCTTGTTTGGCAGCGATTTCCGCCGCGATTTCGAGTTTGCGTTTCTCCACGGAAGGTAATTCGGCAGCGGCAAAAACTTGCTCGATGGCTGAAACCGTGGCGGCGTCATCGAGATTGGCGTCTGCGATGGCGGATTTGATCGCGTCCTTGGCAGAGTCGATCAAAGCATTCTTGGCAGCGAGGTCGATTTCCAGTTCGACGACTTTTGCGAGCGCGCCGAAATTTATCCCGTCGATGTTTCTTGGCCAGTCTTCGGGGTTGAGTGGACGAGGTTGCGAATCGGGCGTTTCGATAACATAGGCACCCTTAAAAGTGCCGTCTTCATTGTTACAAATACAAATTTGATATGGTGTCATGGTGGTTAGGAAATTACGGTATCTGCTTTTAGTTGACCCTTACTACTTCAAGGAATGATCCTGCTAGGCGGGATACTGTTCCTGATCCTGATTCAATGTAGAAATACAAATACAAAGTTCCAGAGGTTTCGGCTGTTAGTGTGCCGCGAAACCCTGCCCCTTGGGTTCCGCCCGCTCCTACATTGTAGCATGAATAACTTGCGTAAGCGGTGGGATAAGCGACTTGAACTACGCTTTCAGTATTGTATCCCACACGTTCGTAGATAAAGGATTGTTTAGCAGCTACAAGGGAGCATGTTCCTGCTAGATTCCCATTTGGTGCAGCTGTGCCAGTGGCTTTCAACTTCGCCCACATGCTTATCTTGTAGATACCTCCAGCTACAACATTGACCGTTAAAGTAGTATCGTTCTGGGTTCCGCTGCTGATGGTAAGATCCGAAGTGGCAACTTTTCTTTGGAACTCGGTTTCAAATACTACGGAGCCGCTGCCTATTTCATCAGTCAATGCTGCGGCGAGATTCGCGCTTGATGGCGTAGCGAGGAAGGTTGCCACTCCGGTTCCGAGTCCAGAGACGCCAGTTGAGATCGGAAGCCCTGTTGCGTTTGTCAGCGTTCCCGAGCTTGGCGTGCCGAGTGTTGGAGTCGTTAATGTCGGACTCGTTAATGTCTTGTTCGTCAACGTATCTGTGCTCGATGTCGTCACGACGTTGACCCCCTCGACTGCGATTCGACCTGCGGACACGCGGGAAATTGTAGTATCAGTAGCGTGGCCTAGCTCAATGCTGCCGACGCCAAGTGCAAGCGTGGTGGATGCTGTTAGTCCGCTGATCGGAAGACCTGTGCAGCTTGTAAGAGTGCCACCAGAAGGTGTGCCGAGTGTTGGAGTTGTCAGCGTCGGACTTGTGAGCGTCTTGTTCGTCAGGGTTTCCGTGCCTGTCAGTGTTGCCAATGTTCCGCTCGTCGGCAGTGTGACATTGGTTGATGCCGTCGTCGTCAGAGTCAGCGCAAAGTTGCCGCTCGTCGTCAGATTATTCGCAAGCGAAAGATCGCCAGACAGAGAAACTGTCCGCGCTGTGCCAGTTCCGTCTTTGATCCCGAATCCACCTGTGGCACCATAAATTGCAGTGCGTCCTGCTACAAGCGTCGGAGCAGTGCCTTGCAGCATGACAAAATGCCCAGCCGCACCTCCTGTCGGAATGCTGGCAAAGTGTCCGGTGTTGGTAGCATCGCCGCTGACGTTTGCAGTTCCGTCAAAGGCAAGTCCGAAGATATTCCGTGAGGTAGCCAGCGCGGTTGCCGTGGCGACGTTTGAGGTAGTCAGGGCGACTGTGCCGTCGGCGACGTCTGGGAATGCAAAGGCGCGATCGGCGGTCGGACTGTGGGAAAGCGTGGTAGTATAAGTGCCGTCGTAAAGTTTAAAGGTGGTGCGAGACTGGATGTATGCGTTTGGGCTAAGTGTGGAGATTGCGCCGTTATATGCGATAGTTCCAACTACACCATCAATATTATTAGAAAACTCCATTATGATTCCTCCAGACGCAGAGAAGCTGCCAGCAACTCCGCTGCTTGTTGAGAAATTACCACCACTTCCAGAATTACTCGCTCCAACAACACCGCTGCCGCTATCGCTCTCAAAAAGTCCTCCGTTTCCATTAGCTGATGCAACTCCCTCAACAGCATTTCCAGAAACGTTCGCAAATTTTGCGCCGCCTACTGTATTCCGCAGGACGATCTTGTTCGCCGTCGCTGCGCTGGTTGCGTCGGTGATATTGGCACTGACATGAGTGTGGACTAATGCCGCATAAACCGTTCCAAAATAGCTTGCCAGAGTCGCCTTGATGTTCGCCCATGTGACCTTCTTCAGCGCGTTGGATGCTGCCGAGTCGGTCAATGGGATCGTGTCCGCGTCAATCGGAGTCGTCTTCGCTGTCGCTGCGGTTAGAACTGCGCCAACGTTTTCATTAGTGACGGAACCTCCTTGATAGACATTTACACCAACAATATCCCGCGATTGAGTGGCCGCGACAGAAACATTGTTGGGAACTTGAGTGACGGTTACTGAAACTGATTCGCTCATGCTGGTGGCGCGGTTGGTAAAACCGGAAGGGTTAGGAAAAGATATTCTTGAACTCCGCCGTTGGCGTCAGTCGTTTTGAACGATCCTGAATGATCTCCAACGGCAAGTGACGTTCTGCTAGCTGCAATCGGACCGACCGTAAACGTCCACGTTGCTGCGTTGTTAATCGTGATTCCATTTCCAACCGTCAAGGTTAGCGTCCGTGCGCCGTCTTTGTAAAAAACAACGGTTGCGCTTGAAAGCGAGTAGGTCGGAGCGATGCCGTTTGCCGTTATAACAAATTGCACAGATTTCATCGTCGTCCCTGAGACGAGAGCGGCAAATCGGAATGGTGCTTGTGTCTCTTTTCCGATCATGACGAGTAGCTGTTTTGGATTGTGACCGGCAGGGTAGTAAGCAACGAGGAAATGCCGTCGAGCGTGTAGCCAATCGCTAAAACGCAATCGACCGATTCCAAGGTTGGATTCGTCGTGAAATAGGCGGTGCCGATAGTCAGTGAAAAAACGATCATATTCTCCCCGTCCTCGGCGGCAGTCGACGCGGTGGCGATTGGTGTCCCGGTGTAATTGCCGACAACCCGGATTCGTGCCAGCCATGCCGATGCTGCGCCCATGTCCTGCAATTCGCTTCCCCGATAGAATTGCACGCCGATGGAGTAGGTGCCTCCAGCGACTAGCGCCGGGGTCATTTGCGGCGGCGTCGAGTCACCTGGTCGCTGAACCCAAGCGTTAAGGTCAAGGTCGTAAATCAGCATGGCGGGAGATTTCTATTTTTGGCGGTGAATGTCAATTTCAAAACCTTAGTGGATTGGTAAGGATTGCTTTTGAGTAGTAGGCGGGCAAGTTTTGCACCGTGCCTGTGTAGACGCTCCGGGAGTGGTCAAGATCGGAACGCCGACCGGACGTTCGGGCGTCCATGTCGGGAGGTTCCTCGGACGAGGGCGAGGCCATTTCTTTTCTAGTTCTTCACTCATGAGTCAAAAACAAAAACTTCGCCAGATATTGTCGGCTTAACACCAAGACGAGTAGACTTCCAACATTTTACCATTACATTGACAATACGAGTTTCCCCGACGTCAGACGGCACGGCTGGGTAAAACCATTCGCTAATGCCATCGCCTCCAGAATAATTCCATGAGCGCGAGGCTAAAAGAGACGGACGTGTAGGCTCAGGTCCGATTCTTCCGCCCGAATCCCAATCGAGCCACGCCTTCGGAAAGAAACCCTCGTCCCACTGCATTTCCCAAGTTGATCGGGTGTATCCAGTTGGAATACCAAACCGGTATCTGACAAACATTACTAGTATAATAATGTCACCATACCCGTCAACTGGAGTATATTCTTTGCGAAAAGATACACAAGATCCATAATCGTCCATCGTTTCCCAATCGACTGCCGCAACCATTGCCGCAAATGATGCGGACCGTGAAGCATTGATGTCAACCGGATTTGAAAAAGTTGCGGTAACGTCTCCAGTTTGCGGTTCGCCTTGAGTAAAATCAACATGAAACGGCTCTATGTCGACGCCTCCTAAGGTAGCCCAATAGTTTTTGGGGGCATTGTATTCTTGAAATCCTCCATCCGCATAATCATATCGAAAAGTTCGGTAAAACTTATTTGTGACAGAATCATAGAATACATACATGAGGTATCCATTTCCAGATATGCTTTGGCATTCTTTTTTGGGAGTATCACACAATGGCAGCTCACAAGAGCAGCAATTTAGTAAGTTCACCTCTTCAATGGTGGCAATTTTCATGCGCGGGATGAGCTAAGGATTCCGGCGCATTGATTGATCGTCACGTTGCCGCAACCAACTTTTTCAAAATCTGCACCGCCATTCCCGACCGTCAGCTTCCCAAGTGGTATGATCACGGTTCCGAGTCCATCTGACACGTCCGGGTTGGTGTTGTCGGGATAGTTGGTCCCCTCCGTCCATTCTATCTTAGTGAATAAGCTTCCTGCGGAGGCGCTTGAAGTCACGATGCCAGGTAAAAAGATTTCCCCATCATCGTCGCGCTGAGATTCGCACGGAACCGATAGATAGACGAGCCATGCGCCATCGGCACTTAGATTGATCCCCTTGGGCGGAACGTTAAAATTCTTATCTCCGCAATAGCAGACACCGCCGCGAATGCCTCTGGTGAATCCTTCTAATTCGACGCTTATGATTTCCCCGAATGGGCAAAGGCTTGTAGTTGCGGGAGGTCGTTTTTTAATCACTGAAAGCGTAGTCCCCCCCGGCGTGCGCGAGGTTCTAATTCCAAATCCCGGTTTGATTTCGCTTGCCTGTTGTCCAAGCACAATCGAATTTAGCCGAACTGACGACAGCTCGATGTGAAGCGGATTGTGAGGTTGGAAATGTGGGAAATCGTTCATCCTTGTGGGTAAAGGTCAGGGTCCCATCCTCCGGGGCCGGAAAGCTGGTATTCTTCAACAATGGTGACGACGCCCGCCTGCTTCGTCCATGAGACTCCCATCACAAGATAATTTTGATCAATGGGTGCAGGTGGACATGGAGACGGTGGAGCAAGTCTTTTTCCGACTTTATCAAGCAATCCACTGCCCGGGATTGAATCGCTCGCGTATGTGCGTTTGTAAATTGCACCCGGCTTCAAAAATGATTCAATGCCGCGACGTTTTTTTTCCCAGAGCCCTTTCACAAGTTCGCTCCATGCTGGATTCGCCTCTTGGCAATTTTGAAGCCTCAACTCAATATCGTTGATGTCCGCTGCTGTTACTGGCGGATTGTCACGGGGTAGGTAGTATGCTGGATTTGTCTCAATCGGTGCTTCCGTCAATGTCCTGCTGTATTCGTGTTGCGCCAGTGATTGAGGATCGGTCGCAATGACTCCGCGATAAATCGACGTGATCCGAATGATTCCGCCGGGTTCTTGGTCAAGGTCCGATTCGTAGCACTTGAGCGCAGGAATGAACGGGTGATTTGTGAGGTAAGCCGGAATGACCGCAAATGCCGACGTGTCCGCGCACTTGTAAGTAAGAGACGCCTGTGCGCTCCCGTCCGGGTTAAGATGCAGCGGGCGCTCTGCTTGGTATATCGCTCCGGTGACGTTGCCGATTTTGATTGTAGCCATATTATCGGGCGAGTGTTACGGGTTGTGGTTTCGACTCGGTGTTTTTTTTAATTGCTTGAAGTGTCTTTTCCGACTGCTGTTGAGCTTTGAGTTGTTCAATAGCGGTCCGCTCGGAAAGGGTCAATGCTACTTTAAGATACCCACCGCCGCCACCAACCTTGGCAAGATTATCTGCAATGACGTAACGGCCTCCTTTTGTGTTGAGGTCGGAAAGAATCTTTGGTGCCTTCTCGCCCTCCCCTGCCTTACCGCCCATCTCCTTAGCGGTTGCGATTGCGCGTGCAATCACATCGGCAAACTTCGCCTTGTCATCGTCGGTATTAAAGACGTTCGACTTTTGGAATTTTCCGTTGCCGCCTTGTGGGAATAGATTTGCGGCAAACTGCTTAAATTCCTCACCACTTCGTCCCGTTAGCTCTTGACCTGATCCCCTAACTTTGTCAATGTAGTCTTGAGATATTGGACCTTTTGTCCTTTTCATTATTTCATCAAAACTATCAGATTTAGTATCTTTCGCCGCGTTCAGATATTTATTGTAGCTATCAACGTAATTGTAACCATCGCCATATTTTGACATAACCCCGTCAGCTATTGCATTTACGTTAGCTACAAATTCATTCATCGCAGATGATGTCTGAATTGAGGATATTGCCGCCTGCATTCCTGCCGAAAAAACCTGAATTACGGTATTTATTCCGTCCAACATGGCGGCGGAAAACTGGGATGCTACTCCTACGAATCCATCCACTACCATTTCAAAAGTTGAGCCGGAGAAAATGAAATCCCACGCTTTCTGAAGAAAGTCTATGGACTTTGTAAATGCTTTTCCTATGGCTGGACCAGTGACTCCAGCAACGTAATTAATTCCGCCGACAAGCCAGTTGATCGACTCCTTGAAGGCCAACGTCAATCCAAGTTGCAACGCCGTGTAAATGTCGCCGTTTTTGAAAAGTCCAATCAGGATGTTGGCAGCGTCCGCGATGTATTTCCCGAACTCCGCGCCGATGCTCCCGAGGTCTATTTCATTGAGGTAGTCCAGAGCGACTTGAAGCGGTTTGACAAATTGCTCCGTCATAGTAAGAAAAAACGTGCGAACCTTGGAACTTATCGATTCAATCGTGTTCCAGACGGTTTGAAAATCCTTACCTGAACGGGTGAGAACGCCAGCTTGAGATCCAAAGTCCGTCGATGCGTCTTTCAACGCGTCGGCGTAGTTGTCCGCGCCCCCGAAGATTTCCGAAATGTCGCGGCCCGACTTGATGAAGTCGTCAATATGGCCTTGAGCCTCTTGCGCTCCCATCCCGGTGTTTTCAAGCGCCTTTTGAACTAGGAGGATGTAGCCAGGATCAAAGCCCGCCATCGTCCGGGATGCGTTTTGCATCTCCTTCCCAAATTCGATTGCATCCTTGATGCCGTCTTTGAAAAACTCTCCAACTTTGAACCCGGCGAACCCGGCGGCCAATCCGCCTAAAAGGTTTTTGGCAGACTTGATGGCTTTGTCAAATCCGTCGATATTGAGTTCAAGGTAGCCAATCGCTTTTGGTCCGGGACTTGCCATGGTTTAGAATGCTTTGGTGGTTTGATCTGCAAGCTTGTCGAGCTTGGCTTTGTAGCCGGATTTCGCCATTTCCGCCGACTTGTCGAAAACGTGTTTTTGCTTGTCCACGATTTCGGAAAATGCCGACTTGTTCATCACCCAAATGCGGATTGAAAAACCCACGCTCTCAATCTTCGTCGTCACCCATTTGCGGGCGAACGTGCCACGGGCGCGGATACGTCGATCAAGCTCTTGTTTGACGGTTGACCCTTTCTTGTAGTGCCTGATTCGACCCTTTAGGCTTTTGACCTTTTCAAAGATCGTCTGTGGCGACGGCGCAATCAACCATCCTTGTGCCTTGGCGATCTTGATGAAAAATTGCCCTTGCTGTTCAGCGACGGTCCTACCTCCACGCTTGGCGGTTTCCTCCATGCGGTCAAATGCGCTGTCAAAGCCTGACGGGTCAAATCTCATCAATCAGTTTTGCAAGTTCAGAGCGGGATGATTCCGGCTCGGTGTTGACGTTCTGCATTCGCATGAACGCGTGGCAATAGGCGTTTCCGCGTGCAAGTGGTAGTTCCCACCGAATGAAGTGTTCGCTCCATCCTGTGTAACGGGCAATGAGGGCGACGTAAGCTGCTTCATCTGGTGGGTCGATTAGTTTCCCAGTGGGTCCGGTTCCAAGGATGGATCGGAAATAGGAACGGCGCGGTTGCTGTTGGAATGCTGCATGATCGCGCTGAACAACTCAGCAGCGGCGGAGTAATCGCTCGGTCCGTATTTGATTTTGTCCATCCATTTAGCAACCTCGGCGTCAAAGTCTTCCGGTTTACGGCGACCCTTGCGAAGTTCAGCTTCGGGGCAAATGCACCCGAAAAGGAACGTGGCTGCGTCGGTCGGTCCGAAGTTTGATGAGTTGAGAAGGCTGATGATGTTGGCCTTCCTTGAATAGCTCGGTGCAAGGATTTCGATTCCCTTAAACTCCCAAGTTTGATCCATCGTGTCGATTGTTTCGAGTGTGTCGGTCATAGTAGTTTCTTCATTTTGTCACGCAATTCACGGCTTGCGTGTTCGCCGATGAGAACGGTTTTTTCGCCAACCTGGATGATCCTGATTGGCGCGACTTTCTTGCGGATTTCGCCAAGGTAGCATTCCCGGTTTTCAAGAACGCCTTTCATCCAGTAAACCGGGTGTTCCTTGTCCATCGTAAACTCCTCCCAGTTTCGCGCCTTGGAATAAGCGTTGATAATTTCCTTGGCCGCGTCCCGATGGTCGGGGTTGTCAATCTTAAACCAAAACTTGAATTGTTCCTTCCTAACGCCGTGGTGTTCCTCGATTTCGCAAGTGACGGGATCACTTGGACGCCGAGGAACGCCGAGAGCTACTAGAATGGACGCCAACTTGATGTCGGTGACGAAAATATCTGTCATAGGTTTGGCGGTTTACGCGAACTTGTAGCGGGTCGCGGTGGCAGTGATTTTCTTGAA